GTTTCGTCCCAGCATTTCCGGGAAACAATGAAAAGCCCCCCGGCAAGCTGTCCGACGTAGGGCTCATTTTCGGCCCTGACAATGCCGCCTCCGTTGAGCATGGTTTCGCTTTCAGTCTCGGTATGACGCAACACCTTTTTATTCGGAGCGGCCCAGCCGAACATGCCGGAGCAAACCGCGCCGACCGCACGATTGACCGCCCGCTTGTCCATGTAAACATCAGCGTCGGCGAATATCAGCACATCACCCGATGCGGCTTTTGCGCCCAAATGCGCCGCCAGAGCCTTATTGTATTTCTCACCCTCAGGGACGGTTACTTCCACCAGTTCAAACCCAAATGAAAGCCAATATGCGCGGAGCCATTCCCAATTTCTTTTTCGGTATTGACAGCCGCCGGACGGCGCGAATGCTATAACGGAAACCCTTTTTTTGTCCGCGACTGAAACATTCTTTCCCCCGGCCTTCTCCAAGCCTGTGGTTTCCGCTTTGATTTTAACTCCGTCAAAGACGCGCGATATGTCCTGCCGCGCCTCTATTTCCGCGCGATACGCGCTATGGCAATTAGTCGCCGGGTTGCCTGTTAGCGAGGTTGAAAGCCGCCGATAACTCCAAAGCGTTTCCGGCGTGATGTAAAGTTCCGTGCCGGACTGCATCGCCCTGAGCGTAAAATCCAAATCGGAGGAAACTCGATCCGACCGAAACCCCCCCAGCTTTTCAAGAAGTTCGTGCGTGAATACCTGTATTCCCCCGCCATAGCATCTATTCTGTTCGATTGTACCGTTCGCGCCGAACACTCTTTTATGACTGCATGCGAAACCGTGTTTCACCGCCATAGGCACGAGCGTTGAAAGATATGCGGGCTCCATGATATCGTCGGCATCAAATATGGCGTAACAGTCGGCGCGGTCTTTGACTATCAGTGAATTTCTGACAACATACGCCCCCACGTTTTCGGGCGAAAACCAATAATCAACCCCAAGCAATTCCAGCTCCCGCGCCGTTTCCGGGCAAGCGTCAACGCCTATCCGAATTTCCCATGCCCAGCCGTCAAGATTTTTAAGCGAATCAAACGACTGAATCATTTCTCCGATGTATGGCGCGGCCTTATATGCCGCTACTATAACGGCGCACTTTTTCATCTGCCGACACCTCCGCCTGACATTTTTTATTGGCCTCGCAAAACATGCACATCCTGCTGACATACTTTTTCGTTTCGTTTTCGGCAAAGAATTTTATCCAGTCTTCATCCACCGACACCGACCACACGGCCTGGTATTTTTCCATATCAAAATTGTGCCTTTTGATTATTGAATAAAAGTTAGGACAGGCCCAAACCCGGTTGCCTTGCACCGCCACGCCGGGGCAGTTGCAGGCCGCCGGAATGGCGTTCCATACCGCACGGCGGATAAGCGGATAGTGTCCGCCCTCGCTGATAAAAACATTTTTCGGATATTTGTTTTTCAATTCATGGCATTGCGGGCGGCAATTTGCGGCGTTCGTCCTATAGTGGGTTAATAGCCCGTCGGCAATCAGCCTTTCAACCTGTCCACAGTCGGAACCGTTGGAAAAAAGCCACGCCTCAGGGAAACAGCCGCTTTCTCCGGCAAGCTTGAACGCGTCGTAAAGCCGGGGCCAAAGTGTCGGTTCTCCCCCGGTGACGCTAAAAACCATTTTGCGTCCGCTGTTTTTCACTGCGGAGCACACCTTTTCAACTGTAGAAAAATCCATGTCTCCGTGATCTGCCCTGAACTCGGCCTGTGAGCAATGGGCACAATTCATATTGCATTTTCCAGTGACAAAAAGGCCTACGCGCCATAGTGCAGACTTGTTTTCGTGGGCTATTTTTATGGTCTCTTTTTCCGCTGGAGGTATTGGAAACGGCTCCAAGTCACCCGCCAAAATTTGAGGCAGACAATCCATCTCGACAATCGCCCCGGCCCTGTGATGAACGCCATTCAGTCGAATGTCATGCCGTACTAAAAATTTCATTTTTAATAGCCTTTTAAAGAAAAAGGAGGCGGCGGCGCAATGCCGCCGCCTCCAAACCAAGGAGAGAGGATGTCTTAGGACGCGGAGGGGTTGTCGTAGAAGGTGAACGACTTCGGTCTCCTGACCACAACATCGACGTCCTGAAGGGCCGTCACGCGAATCGCGCCAGCCTTTTCAAGAGCCTCGATGTAGGGGTTGACCTGAAGGTCGAGACCTCCCCACATGCCTATCAGCAGATCGGCGAAGCGTCCGAATATGCACTCGCCAGCCGCCATCTGATTGCTGTTGATTACCCTGTATCCGTTGATGGTGCCGTCGTTCTCCATGAGCCATCCGAGCTGGCCCGTTGCCTTGACGGTGGTCTTGCATGTGCCGCGTAATCCCGCGCCCATCACATAGACGAAGTTTCCGTCGAGGGCGTTCGCCAGATCGACGGCGGTTTCCATCGCCACGAGCTTGGCCCATGTCGGAGTGTTCGCGGTGTCCCAGTGCCCGGAGTTAATGCCGGAGGTGAGGGTTATTCCGCGAGGCTGTCCGCCGGAGGCCGTTCCTTTGAGGGCCGCGAGGTCTATCGCCAGCGCAACCACCGCCGCTATGTCGTTCCTGACAATCTGCTCGGCGGAGGGCGCGGACTGCTTCAAGAGCGAGCGGGAAATGTCCCCATACGCGCCGACCGTCTTCGGAGACAGCGTTATCTGGTCAATTGTCGGATTGGACGCGGATGTTATTCCGGCGGACTCCGAGTTGAACCAGTAAGCGGTCATCGCTCCGGTCTGTCTCGGTATAGCCACATTGCCAACCAGTCCTGGCATCATGAACGCCCCGGCCTGCGCTATGACGGCCTTGTTCCTGAGTATGTCGATGAACATGTCGGGCCTGAGTTGCGCGGCTATCAGATTGGAACCGGCTCCTGTGGTCTGATTGAACGTGCGCTCCGCGCCCTCAAGTATCACGTCGGGCGGGACGAACATTCCGCGCGCGTCCTTGCCTATCTTCTTGGCGAAAGCGTCCGAACATTCGCGCTCGAAGTCGGCCTTGACTCCGCTGTCCTTCACCTGTGAAAGTATGGCGCGGGCGAAACTGAATTTCCTGACCTCGGACTCGGACATGCCGATCTTGCTGTTCTGCACTGAGCGGGCCATGACCTGAGCGTCAAGGGCCAGCTTACGGAACGCATCGACGCTGGCCTTTTCAGCAACGGCTTTCTCGGCCTCGTTCTTCATGCCGCACTTTTCGCCTATGGCGCGGATTTCGGAAACCCTCGCGGCCTCCTGCTCGGACTCTTTTCTGAACTGCTCGCGGAGTTCGATCTCGGCGGCCTTGCGGGCCTCCTCCTTCATTTTTGCAATCTCTTCGGGTGTCATTTCTGAACCTCTTTCTTTTGAGTTGTTTTCTTCTTTATTTTCATTTTGGGCTTCGTCCTCTCCGGCATCATCGCCGCCGTCCGTATCCCCGTTTGCGCCGCCTACGTCATTCAGCGAGCGGCCAACCCCTACGCCGGGGTCAGCAGGCACGGCAACAATGGAAACCTCGTAGGGCATCCACCGCGTTATATTGTATGTCTCAAGCTCCTGCCCCGATTTGTTTTCGGACTCAAGAAGCTCGCGCTTGAAAACCTTGTAGCCGATTGAAACGTTGCGGCGAATGCCGTCAATGACATCCGTCCACACTTCATCAGCCTTTCTGTTCTTTGAAAAGCGCAATTGCGCCCAAAGACGCTTATCCTCTCCAAGCCACGCCTTTTCAACCACGCCTATTTGCTCCTGCCAGTTATGATCCGCCATGACCGCCGCGCCGTCGTTCATCCTTGAAAGGTCTATCGCGTCCGGGGCGTGGACTAAAATTTCCATCCCGAACCACCGCTCCACCGGAAGCTCAGAAGAGACGGGCATGGATATTGTCCGCTTCTCCTCGTCTATCGTGCGTCCGTCGTCTATCGCCAGCGAACGGCGGAGCTTCTCCGGCCTGCCTGCGGAAAATTTAGTTTTCGCTGTCTTTGTCATCGTCGAAAATCTCCTCTTTGCTTATAACAGATTTGTCAACCTGGGCGGGGATTTCTATTCCCGAAATTTTCAGCATGTCGCGCCATTCCTGAATCATTTCAACGACCTCCTCCGGGTCTCTCCCGGCGGCCTCTATGACCTCCTGCGGCGCGGCTATCATCATATCTATCGCCTCGCGGTGCGCCTTTATGTCCTTCAGGGGGTCCACCCAATCCCAGCGGCGCGGTTGAAAGCAAGGCTTGTTGAATTTACCAAAACGCGCCAGCGGTAAAAACGTCGTTCCCAGCATCAGAAAATTGGACAACCACTCCGCAAAAACTGGCTTGCAAAAGTGCTCGATAAAAAAGGCCTGATCCATCTTCCATCCGTCGCGCTCCGAAAGTGTCCCGGCGCGGAGGCTTGAAAAGTTCACGCCCTCAAGGTCGTTTGCAAAATCATTATAGGACACATCAAGCCCCGATGCGATTGACCGCATGATCACCTTGAGAAAACCCGGCAGATTCTGCCCGGGATGCGAGGGATTGAGTTGCTTGAACACCCAGCCGCGCGGCCCCTGCGAAAACTTGCCCGGCTCCATGTCCATCAGAAACTTGTCTTCTTCCTTCGCGTCAAATGTGAGTTTGCCAGTGGAGTTCGCGGGCCTCTCCCATATGCCCATTTGACAGGCCGCCACACGCGCGGCGATAAGCTCGGCCTCTCGGTAGCCCTGAGACATGTTCATGTCGAGGATTGCGGCGCAGGCCATGGGAAAGCCCCGCGCCTGCCCGATAAATTCCTCGTGGAAAAGATGAATGATTTCCGCCGCCGGAATGCGAATCCTGCTGGAGGCCGTCCCCCACGCATCCACATCTTGCAAAAAGTGATAGGCCACGCGCCGCCCCCATTCGTCGCGTTCAACGCCCATGACAATCTCATTCTGTCCCTGAGATTTT